TTAGCTTCTGCTAATTCATCAATAACAACTTCTTGAGTTTCTTCCTTAGGAGTTTCTATAACTTCTATTTTGATTTCTTCCTCAGGTTTTAAAGGTGTTTCAATTACTTTTTTAGTAGCTTTTTTAAGTCTTAGCACTTCTTCAGTAGATATCATTCTACCTTTGTACTCAATCATCATTAATGACATATTAGTTTTAGTTAATTATTAAGCTCCAGTTGATCCAAACCAAGATAGTGGTAAGAAAGGACATCCAAATCTGAATGAACCATCTTGTATAGTAACTTCGTCTAGATTTTCTCTAGTTTGTCTTGGATTTAAGAAAGGTCTTTTAATGAAGTCAACTATTAACTCATTTTGCATACTTGTATCATGTGCAAACCAAGCTGTATCAGAAGTAATAAATGGACTTTCAATTAATGTGTAATCACCGTTGTTATAGATGTTTACATTAGATACAGTTTCAGCAACTAGTTTATTATCACCAGCTAGTAATTTTCTAAAGTTTACTGAAGCAGTTCCTCATTTTTTAACAATAAGTGTTTTTGGAGAAAAAGGCATAGGTTTACCATTTGCATCTGTAAAAGCTCAAGCATATTTTTCAAGTTCAATTATACCAGCAGAACCTGCAGCAGTTGTAGAACTATTATCAAATGTGGCTCCTGTAGATAAGAAAGAATGTTCTCAAAATATTTCTACTGCATCTGGTGCTAATTGAGTTGTAAACCCTAAATTAAGCATTTGCATTGATTGAGCTTCTAAGAAGTTTCTTGTATCAGATACAAGTGTTTCTGTTCTATTAGTTATTACTTCATTGAATAAAGTTGTAGCATCTGGTACATTATTTCTTTCTTTTAATGTAACAAGGATTTTTCAACCAAATTCAGCTGATACTAAAACAGCTTTCCAACCTTCAGCATTATCTACATCATTAATATTTGCACTTTCTCCGAAATAATCTACCCCAGTTCAACCTTCCATTCCAACATAACCTTTTGAATAGTCATTGTTATCAGAAACATTAAATAGGAAATTAATTGCTGAATTTTCTAATGCTTCAGTAGACATTTGAGTATGTGATTCTGTTACTTTCTCATCTAAATGAGAAGGATATTGATTTAACATGTTAGTTTAGTTAATAATTAATATATAGGTTTGTTAATTGTGACAATAATGTCAGTAGTTGCTCAAACTGTTCAAGCATCTGTTCAAGGAGCTATTTTGAATACATCAGTTGTAGATTCTCCTACATCAATTAATAAAGTAGTTGTACCTACTAGATCAACTTCTGTTCCTCTCATAGATTCTGCAAAAACTTCATCACCTGTACCTTTGTATTTAATTCTATGATCTGCAACTATTGTAATTTCAGTTTCACCGTCTCAAGCTCATACTTCCGTAAAAGCAAGAGCAGTAGAAGCAGCAACTGCCTTAATTGCTAGACCATTTGCATCTAACGTAACCATATCACCACCTTCAATAACTGTAGCTGATGCTTTTTCTAATGTATCTCTTCTAGTGTCTGAGTATGTAGACACCATTTTAAAATCTGCCATTTTATTTTATTTAAATTATAAATTATTTCTTGACATTATATCTGATAATTCTTCAGAAGATTTTAATTTAAGTCTTCTTTTAGTTTTTTCTGGTATAATATATTGTTCTTTTTTATCGCTGTTTAGAGCAATATTATTTCACATAACACCTCTATTACCTTTGGCTTTTGTTATTTGAGCCTCGTTTAACATTCAATAAGAGTTTGCTATTTCCTCAAAAGATTTTTCAGGATTGATAGATTGTAAATCTCTAATTGATTTTAATTGGTGTTCAGATAAAGAAGTATAGTCAGATTTGAAAGTATTAAATACTTCTTCTTCTTTCTTAATTGTCTCAGCCTTTTCTATATCAGCTGATTTTTTTTCTACATCTTCTATCTTTTCTCCTTTTTTCTTTAATTTTGCTAATTCTTGACCTTTTTGAGTATAATCTTTTTGAAGTTTCTTTACTTCTTCAAATAGTTCATCTCAACTAAGTTCTTGATTATTAAAATTATATTTAGGTTGGTTATCTGTAACTGTTGAATCCGTTGCTGGTTGTTCGTTGTTATTTTCTAACTCCATAAGGTTATTGTAAGGATATAAATTGGAGAATAACTCCTTTCTGCCTATTAATGTTAATAGACATCTGCAACTATTCTCATATATTTAAGAACTTTAAGAAAGAATCACTTAAATATAGTCTTTCCTGTATCCTTCAAAACTGTTGTAAATCACTCATTTTTGCGTTTTTTAGTTCATTTAAAGCTATATCATACTTTAATTGCCAAAACTTTTTGATTTCTAGAAATCATTTAGTGTCTGATATTTCTATCATATTACTAATCTGCTTACTCATACTAGCATTTGCAATTGCCAGTTTTTCTTCATTTACTTTCTTTTCTTTTTCTATTTTTTCTTTTATAATGTTTTGTATATTTGTCATAGGTTTAGAGTCATTCAGTTAAATTTCATCCAACAACACTTTCTGTTAAAGCTGCTGCTTCTGTTCATGGTCTTACTGGTTGTTCTGCTCAAGGTGCTCAAGGTGCAGCAATAGGTTCTATTCATATTTCTTTGTCTTGTATAATTTCTTCAGGATTAACATTCTCAAAAGTTCCTAGTACTCATTTAAATAATGCAGATAAATCAAAAGGAATTCCAGCTTGTGCTGCTTCTAATCCTATATTTTTTAATGCTATTGCATCATCTCTTCTACTTTCTACATCATCGAAACTTGAAGAATTAGCTTCTATTTTTATGTCATATCTTTTTAAAGAATCTTGGAACGCCTCTTTATTTATTCTGAAAAACTTTCAATCATCTATCCTTTTCAAGGTTAAATCTTTATCTATATTTTCAAAAGTCCAATCTAATATTTTATATCATAATTCTTGTACTCATATTTCAAAGTTCTTTCTAAGTTCTGCTATAACTGAATTAGATTCAAAGAAACTTATTTTTGCTCCAGTAGCTGTATTTGTAAGAGCTGTTTGTCATTGTGGTTGTGTTACATCAGTTGTATGAGTTAATCTTTGTGCATCTCTGTTTAAATCGTTCATATCACTAAAATATGAATTATCTAAAGGTCTATCCTCTTGTTCTACAATTTCTTTCATTGCTTGTTCTACTCATTGACTAGCATATATTAAGTTTCAAGGTTTATCTCAAACCAGTTGACTTAAATCTACTCAACTTTCACTACTTACAAAATAACTTCTATTTAATGATTTACTTACAGCTGTTGCTCTAGCATTCTTTTGGAAATTTACTTCATTTTGTATTCATAGTATAGGAGCACATAATCAAACTGAGAAATATACTTCTGGGTCTTCATGTCATTTTATATCTAAAATAGGCATTTCAGTTATTTCCTCCATTCCAATAACAATTGCATTATCTACTGTTGTAATTTCATACAATCTTTCGTCTTCAGGTTTTCAACTTAAACTATAGAATCAATAATATATTTGATAATCTATAGCATTTTTATCTATTCAAGAACTCAATTTTATTCAAGATACTCAAGTTATATTAAATATAAGTTGTGAATAATTAGACTCACCAGAAAAATTAGAATTTGATATTTCTTTTAACTTATCTAAATTAAAATACTTAGGTTTTCATTCAGAATCTTTAGCTAAATGTAAATCTCTTAATCTGCTTCCAGTTCTAACTCTAAAATATCAAGGCATATCCTCCATCATTTTATATCTTGGATCATAAAACATTTCAGACCAACTTATAATATCTAGTGTTGGAAGTACATCTACATCATCTTCAGTAACTTTTTGTCATGCAATAGTATTTTTCTTAGACCTTTTAATTTTATATTTAGAAACTACCTGAGCAAAAGCGTTTCAATAAGTTAACTGCCCAACTGCCCAATACTTCAATCTTTCTTTCATATTTTCTTGATTGAAAACAACAGTTAAATAATCTTGCATTGCTTGAGAAAACTTATTATTTCTTTCAAGCATAGCTTCTCTTGTTTCTCATTCAGCATTTTCTTCTCATTCAAAAAAAGCATCTGTTCTTGCACTTACAATGGGCCTAGGAGCTTTTGCAATTATTCTAGGAAGAACCTGTCTAAGAAATATATGCATAAGATTTATCTTGAATCTAGGCAAAACCTCTCAAGTGTTAGGTTCTGTAAATGTAGATAAAGATTCATATATATCTAGCATTAATTGTCTGTATTCATATGATTGACCTTGATATAATCCTAATGTTTCTGTTATGAATCATAATATGTCTGATTGTTGTTCTGCACTTAGTGGTATATTCATATCATTTTTTTTATTTTATATATATTACTAATTATCTGCCATTAAGCAAACATTTTATTAACTTAATACTGGGTTTCAAAACTTATCATATTTTATTTTTGGCATTTTAAATATTGTATTTGTATTAGGTCTCATCTCATACATATAATACGCCATTTGTAAACAATCAGCACAATCATCGTGTTTTCATCTTGGGAATCTAGTTAATTGATCTTCAAGTTTCTTTAAATCTTGAGTATGATATATTTGTCAATTCCTATATAGTGGTATCAAACTCCTTATTTTTGCTAGTTTATCCTGTCTTTGTTTTATATCTTCAACTTCTATATATAGTTTTTCCTTTTTTAGTCTATTTCTTAAAGAAAATCATATAGTTACCTGCGCAGCTATCGCCTCTACTCATATTCTTTCAGGTTTCCATTTTTTAGTATGATAGATTATTTTATCTTCTAATTCAGCAGGATCAAACTTTCAAGCTGTTTGTTCGAGTATATAGAGTTTATCTCATACAAATTTAACAGTAGTTATTGCGCTATCATCAGCAGAGTCTTTTTTACTAAAAGCAGGGTCTATAAGTGTAAAAGTTCTTCAACTGCTTGGTATTTCATCGTAATATCTGAACCATTCTTCATGGAACTCTTGACTATCTTTGTCTACTGGATTTTGTTGATATTGTGATGAATAAGTTTCTCTACTTTTACTTTTTGTTTTATCAAGAAAGTCTTTTGGTAATCTTACACTATCCAAAAGTTCTCATTCTCTTCTTTTAAATACTCAATATCTAGTATCGTAAAAACTTAATGCTTCAGCCACAGAAGGTATTATTACTTTTTCCCATTCATCACCTGTTTTATCTAATTCTTGTTCTAATAAATGTCATACTAAATCATCATCGTGTAGTCTTTGCATTATTATTATGATAGCACCATTAGTTTTATCGTTTAAACGACTTTCTAGTACGTTATGATACCAATTATTAACCCCTATTCTTTTTATATCACTATCTTTATCATCTGCATTTATTGGATCATCTACGATAATATAATCCGCTCATACTCATGTTATAGTTCATCCTGAACCCATTGCATAGTATTGTCATCAATCTGTATTTTCCCACCATTTTTTTGTGTTTTGGTCGTCTTTTAGTTTAGGACTTCTAGGGAATATTCTTTTAAATGTATTTGATTGATAATAATCTCTAGCTTCACCTGAAAAAGTTTCGGTAAGAGTAGAAGAATATCAAGTTACAATAAATTTTGTATCAGGCTCTTTTCATAATACCCAAGTTGTAAAACATTTAGATACAAACTCAGTTTTTGACATTCTAGGAGGGATATTTATTATAAGCCTTTTTGTGTGTCCTTCATAAACACGCATTAAAGCATCAGATAATATATAATTATGCCAATTATCTTTAAACTCTTTCCTTTTCTCTTGTTTAAAGTAAGTTTTTATATACTCATATAAATCATCTCTTTCTTTTGAATACCTTTCTTCTAGAATTCTTTTAGCTTGTTCTTGTCTAGCAAATTTTTTATTACTCATTAGGTTTTTTGTATAGAATATTATCTAACTTTCTTTTTGCATTATCTAGCATTTTAAGAGTATCTCATCTTACAAAAGTTATATACCATAAAATAATAAAGTTACTATTCTTATAATATGGTTTATATTTGTGGAATATTATTGTCATGTTATCTTGTTATTAATATTTGTGATATACATAAACATCAAATCCAAAAAAATAGTTCAAACATAATTATTTATTATCAGGTAAGTCTTTTCTAATAGTTTCAATCATTTCTCTTACAGACTGTGCAACTCATGGATTATCTAATAGTTTTCATACATTATTAGTTACCGCTCATGCTGTTGTTTTAGCAGCCGTACTTGTTCATAGTCTCTTTATTACAACTCATTTAGCAAAATCTTTTATAAATTCAGTTGGATTTGATAAAATATCACCTTGTGAACCAGCAAAAGCTCATCATATAACTAAATCAGTTAAATATCAACTATATCAACCTTTTTTTCTAAGTCTTGCATCAGCTTCTAATAAAGGAGCAAGTTTTTTATTCAATTCAGCAGTTATAGGAACTTCTTTTTCTATAATTTTTCTTACATTTTGTCTTAATTGTGTTTCAACTAAATCTTGTGCTTTTATTGCAGCATCTACACTTTTATCAAATGTATTCTTTAATCAAGTTCATAAATCAGTTTTTAATTGTTGTAAATCTTTTACTGTTAATCTTTGTGGTAGTTTTCATGTTTTAACTAACTCAGCATATCAATCTAATACTTCATCTATTTTATTTTCTATTTGTACAAGTTCTAAAGGTGTGGCTTGTAATCTTTTCTTTATAGTAGGATCAGTTAATATTTTATCTTTTATTCATTTACTTATTTCAGATATTGTAGATCAAGCAAACGGTTTAGCTGCTGTAGCTTCATCTATATTTTTTCATAGTTCCTTTCATAATTTAGATATATTTTTTTCTATACTTTTAACTAAACCTTTTCTAGTCAAAGATATTCAAGTTGTTCATACAGCTTCACCTATTCATAAGTTTTTAACTAAATCTTTACCTTTTTGTGTAATTGTAGAAGGGATAGTTGAAGAAAATGCAAACTCTCATAAACCTTTTAATCATTTTGTTATTGGTGCTATTGCAATTGGTGCTAATACTCAAGTAGTTGCAGCTATTACTGCTTCTTCTCAAAATTCTCATTCTTGTGCAGCTTTAATTACTCAAGCTTGTCATCATTCAGCTAAAGATTTTTTTATTAAATTAAATAGTGCAGCAGATTTTGTTCAAGCTTTTGGTAGTTTTCAGGCACTAAATCAAGGTATAAAAAACTCTCATAATTGTTCTGCTGTAAATCATACTTCTTGTGCTGTTCAAACTGGTGTTAATATCTGCTCTCCTCAAACTCATGTTATAAATTCTTCTGGTTCAGTTACTCATTTTACTTGTTCACCTCAAAAAAGTTCTGGTATTCTTCAAATAGTTTCTTCAAAAGCTGTTTGTCATAATTCAGCAGCTCATGTTAAAGTTTTTAATGCACCTTTTCAAGCTCCTTTTAATGCTTCTCATGCTACTTCAGCAGCTTCTAATACTGGTTTTCATATAGCTTCTATTCATTCACCTACTTGTTCTCAAATAGTTGGTCATTCTACTGTTGGAGTTTCAGTTATTTCTACTTGTTCTGTAATATCAAATAATCAAGCACTTCTTGCTTTATTTAATTTAATAAAAGAAGCCTTAGCATCAAATCATCTTTGTTTTTGAAACTTTAAAAATTCTGTTTCTTTTTGTGTTAAACCTTTACTTGCTATTGCCATAATTATATTTTAATATTAAAGTCATTTAAAAAAGTCTTGATCTTCTTGATCTAACTCAATATCTGTATCTTCTTGATCTTTAATTGTTCATCAAAAAAATTCTAAATCTTGATCGTCTATTCAGTCTGGTATATTTTCTTCTCATATTATACTTTTTATATCTTCTGCTCATTTTTTTCAAGCTGTTTTTATCATAGATTCTAATTGTGTTGACATAGATTCTAGTTTTTGCTCAATAACTGCATCACTATCTCATGGTTGTATACCAAAAGTTCTTTGAAAACTAGCTTCTTCTTCAGGTGGTATTGCAGCTCAAGATTCTTTTCTTAAACTTGCTTTTAAAAAATCTGATTCAGCTTGTAAAAATTGTTGTTCTGTTGATGATAATAATTCATTTGGTACAATTCAAGCTCTTATTGCTCTTAATCTAAGAGGGCTTATTTCTTTTATGTCATCTATAAGTGATTCTATAGTTTTTAATGATTTACTCATTCTACTACCAAATGCAACTGATTTTCATTGTCATTCTGTTAATGGTTTTTCTTGTTTTTCTAAATCTCTTAAATTAGCAGGTGTTCATCATTCTTTTTTTATTTGTTTAAATATCTTTAATAAATTTGGACTATCATATCATTTTTCAATTGCTTCAGATGTTTCACTAGTACTTCAACTAGTATTATCTACTCAAGCAAATGCCATAGCTACATCTAAAGGCATTTTTTTTCAACTGTTATCAAACACAGTATAATCTAGATGAGTTCATCTTCCCGCTACCAATTCTTCTTTTGTTGGTGTCGATCAGTCTCATTTTAATACTTGTCATGTGTTTCACATAGTTCATAACATAGTTCAAGGAGTCACAGTTTGTCAAACCTCTACTATTGCACCATCTAGATGACTGAATTGATGTACTCTTCATTGAGAATCTTTAATTTTTACTTGGTTTCACCATTTTCATCAATCTCATGCAAATATGACTTCTCAAGATACTGGAGTGTTAATAGCACTTCATTTTTTTCACGCTAAATCTATTCATTCTGGATTAAATTTACTTCATTTATAAACTTGTGTATATTCAGCTACAGGAGATATTATTCATTGTTCTGTTGTTGTTGTAAATTCAGAAACTCAAGTTTGTCATCAATTATTAATTGGTTGAAAAGTTCAAGTTCATTTATTAAAATATCAAGAAGGTTGTATAATATTTCATAGTATGTCTGCTTTTGCAGGTATAAATTGTAAATTAGGATCTTTATCTGCATCTTTTAAATTTTCAGGAACTTTATACACAACAGGTTTTCAATTTTTATCTAATATAACATCTCAATCTTTATCAGCAAAGTATCATACTTCCTTACTTTTTTCAAAATCAAATCCTTTTTTATTAAATTCTGATTTAGTTTCTGCAGTTAATCAATCTAATAAATTATTTAAAGCATCTTCTCTGCTTAATTTTAATTTGTCATTAATTTCTTGCGTTGCTTTAATACTAATTGCTTCTTGTTCAGCTAGGTTTTTATTAACTGTTGATAGATTCTTTTGGATAGCTGATATAGTTTCAGCAGTAGCTCATTCTTGCTGAGCTCTAAATAAGTCTTTTTCTAAGTCAAACTTTTCTTTTTGTGTGTTTATAAGTACGTCAGTTGCTTCTTGTATTTCCAAAATATCTTCTTCTGTAGCACTACTTCTTCAAAACCCTCTAGCACTTCTTTGTGATTGTAATAATTGTTGTTTTCTTTCTGATTGCTCTTGTAGTTCTCTTGATTGATCTTGAAACATAGCTTCAAGTTGTTGTTCTCTTTGTTGTACAATATCACCTGTTTCAGTCTCTAATCTTTCACTAGTAGCTAAAACATTCTTCTCATTAACTATTTGCTCTATTTGTGTTGGAGTAAATCATTGTTCTTGTAATTTTATTCTTACAGTATTATCATCAAATCAAATTAATTCTTGTGCTTGACTTCTTGCTTCTTCAGTAGTTACAAGTCATTGTGCTTGTTGAGTTTCTTCTCTAGTTTCTCAGAATATAGATTCAACACTTTCCCCTAAAGCTCTTCTAGCATTAAACTTTCCTTTTAATGATTTTTCTTCTTCTGTTAGTGTAGTTTTATCTTTTGCTAGAATATCAACTAAACTATCCCTAGTAAGTGTTATAGGTTCAACTGGTGCAGCTTTTTCCTCATCTATATCAACAACAAAATCTTGTCCTTTTATTTCAGGAGCTGGTTCTTCTTCTACTAAACCTTCAAATCATTTAGTAACAGTTTCAGCTGTTTGTTGATCCTCTGTTGATTGGTCTTCAAAAGCAGATCAAAATTCAAGTCATCATTCAACTTGTGTTCAGGCTGGAGTTTCTATTAATCACTCTTGTAAAGGTAGTTTTTTTTCTTCTTCTAGTATTGTTACCATAATATTATTTTAAGCATATAAATTAGCGTGGATATACATAGCTAAAGAAGCAGGGCTTCACGATAATGTCCAAGTTACTGTAACGTTAGTTGCATCAACTGTTATTATTCATGATTGAATATTACCGCTTCAATCTTCAAACCTTATACTTTGTGTAGAATTATTTCATCAAGCTGTATTATTTAAATTAGTCCATGCAACTTTGTTTGTAGTTCAATCATAACTTCAATTACTTATAGCAGCACTTCAAGTACCTCAACCTGTAGAATGACTTACTGCAATATATTTAGGTATCTTTCAGAATCAATGAGGATAATTTACGGCTCAAGAAGTAGCATCTGTTAATCTAGTGAAAGTTAATCAAATTTGTCAGTGTTTATGCAATCAATCAGCATTACTTCAATCTGTTAGTGTTTCTGCTTGTGCTCATGTTATATCTGTAGTTCAAAAGAATGTGTTAGACTCTGCTATATTAGTTGTTCAAGCTAATTGGTCTATTTCTGTTTTACTTGCTGTTAAATTAGTATCTAATTCTCATCATGTTATTTTTTGTAAATCATTTGTAGCAGCTATATCTATTTCTAAATCAAATGTTTCATCTCATGCTGGAGTACCAATAGCAGAACTTAATCAATCTCATGCTACTAATTTTGTGCTTAAATATCAATTAGTTGTATCTGCTACACTTATTTTAGTTTTTTCATCAGTTCATGCTGCTGCTGCTAATGTAGCTAGACTTGTTTTACTTGTTGTAGAACTTCATAAGTATATTTCACTTGAAGCCACTCATGTTAAATCTATATAAAACTCATCAGCTGTTACACTAGCATTTCAACCATCTCAATCTAATTTACTATTTATAGCATCTAATATATCTTTCCAAAATTGATAATTGTCTGATATTATAACTTTAGCACCTCATATATGGTTTTGTGCTGTAGAATCAATCCC